AAAACACAGTATGCAATGTTTCTTAGAGGTCATCGGAGTTTCCTCCAACTTTTTCGTCAGATGACTTCTTAATGGCTGAAGAAGTCTGACCAGTTGACGGAATGCTGCGCGCCACTCGGTCCTTTAATACTTGGGATATCCAGTCTAGACCCTGTGTTCCTAGATACCCTCCGATACCCGCCGCGACCAGAGCCCAGTCTGGCGAGACACGAATCATTACTTGGGCAACCATGTACCCAGAGAAACCGCTTACAACTGCGTGCGCGAATAGAAAACCGAACTTAGGCAGAACGCCTGTGCGCAGGTATATGTCGAGATAACGCGCAATACCGCCCGCCATTGCGAGGATCACCCACATTAGCTCAGCGGCGAATTTCGGCCAGGATGGGTCTGGCGGTGTCTGCATCGGTTCCATCCGCTCCCTCTAAAGTGGTAAATTTACATAGTTAATATAGAGACATCTTGACAAAAAACAAGGCAGACCTACGCGATCTGCCTTATCCTTTGCGGTACGCTCGCATTAACTTCTTTTGCTTACAAGGAATACACTCGTACCGTGTTATTCCAGTTCCTTTGGGATTCGAGCCTCTTCCTCGGCCTCAAGTGCGTCCAACTCGTCTTCCAAGTCGTCCACTTGACCTGCGTCAAAAGGTGTCACGTCGTCGCTCTCATCGTCAACGTCGTAAGTGGGAAGAGCAACCGTCTTGGGCTTACGTCCCGGCTTTCCCTTAACTTTTACAGGTGCTACGGCTTCAGCTTCAGCCTTCTGCTTAGCCGCCAACTCGCGAGACTGTGCAACCTTCTCACCGCGCGGAATGCGATTGCGCTTAGCAGTTGCCAGTTCATCCGTCGTAGGACCAGCGGGGCGATCATAGGTCCAGCCGCTGTGCTGGACAAGATCGGTCGCATTGCGACGAGAAACTTCGAACAACTTTCCTTTAGGATCGCGAACAGCGACCATACCTTCATTGCGCTTAACCATTTGATAGCCTCTTTGTTAAACAATAAAACGGGCAGGATAGGATTTTAACCCTAACCCGCCCGTTTGTCAATAGCGTCCCGTCAGAACTTAGATACCCTGGAAGGTCATCCAAGCGCCGTAGGTGATGCTCGGAGTCGTACCCGTCACATCGAGGCGTGCGCGAAGGTGCGTTGCACCTGCTTCGAGCGCTTCGATCAACTGGCTGGGAATAGCTACCTGATAGTAGCCAGCAGCCGGTACGGCCTTCAAGCGAGCGACTTCAATCGCCGAGGGGAAGTTCGATGCAGTGTCAACTTCAAAGTAGATGTCGTACACTTCATCGCCAGTCGTCTCATCCATCGCCGAAACGTGGACGTTGACCGTGATGATGCCGTTAGGCTGCTCATCGTTGTCCCAGTACGCGTCGGTCAGAAGGTTCAAAAGAACCCCAGCTTCCGAAGCGTCAGCGGTTTCAGCGCCGTCTTCGATGTCGCGAAGCGTGATCGCCGCAGCGGCGTCAAACTCACGAGTTACTTTACCTGCCATGCGAGCCATAGTTTACCTCCTAGTCAGCTTCGCGTGCTTCTCTTAGTGCCTTACCCGTTACCCTTAGAGAGTAGGGTTAGTGACGGTGATTAGACCGTCACAACACCCGTGGTGATGCCCCATACGCGGGCGCAAGCGCGACCGTGCATAACAGCCATACCGACAAGCCACTCAACGTGGGTACGATACGTCACGCCGTCGTCGAGCAGACCGAGGTCTTCGACTTCCATCGTGCCGTTCTGAAGACCCGTCACGTAGCCGTCGCCGAGGCGAACAACGTAGATCGAGGTCGAAGTCGTACCACCAGCAGGACCGGCTTCGTCGAAGTCGATGATGCGCTGGCCGTTGTCATCGTAGTCAGCGATCAGGATCGGCAGATCGTTGTACGAAGTCACGCGGTAACCGAAGTCGTCAACCGACACCTGAATGTCGCCGCCGACGCCAGCGCGTGCAGCCTTGAAGAGCTTACGACGCATTTCCTTCGACATGATCAGGTGCGTAGCACCGTCAACTTCGTCGATTGCTGCGTCAAGAGCTTCAAGCGAGAGCGGGCTGTTCGCAGAAGGCGAACCAAGGTTTGCAGGGATAAGCTGCGAACCAACGATACGCTTACGAAGGCCGTCGAACTCGCGCGGGTTAGCCACCGAGTCGCCGTTGATGATCTTGTCAGCAATGTGGAGGGCAAGAGCCTTGACCTTCATTGCTTCCTGCGACGAACGAACTGCTTCGCCACGGGTCTTGATCATCGCGCGGTCAACGTCAAGCTGACCACCAGCAATCTTCAGGGTTTCAACCGAGGGGTTGATCACGCCAGTAGACTGTGTGTAGCTCTCGTTGTAACCACGGAAAGCAACGCCCGGAAGAGCGCCCTCAACGTTGTACGACAGAGAACCACCGGGAATGTCTTCCCAATTGAATGCGCGCAACAGATCAGAGTTCTGTGCGAACATCTCGATAACAGCGGCGCGCTTTACTTCACCGTTGTTGATTTTGCTTGCTTCAAGCAGGGTAAGACCCATAGTTACCTCCTAGAGATTTGGTCCTGTTTTGCTGCCACCTTCACGGAAGACTCCCCGAGCTTCCACTCAGACACGCCTCCGTGAATAAGGAGGCAACTATGGAGTTCGCTTACCGGCTCTTTGCAAAAGCCATTTGGTTCGCGATCTCCAATCGGCGTTGCGGCGAAAGCTTATTAAACTCAGCTTCCGTCATGCCACCGAATTGCTTGGTGTTGTCGCCACCATTGGCTCCACCACCAGTAGACTTCTTGAAGTAGTGGGGGCTCTCCTTGCGAAGAACAATATTGATCCACTCCTTCATGTTCATCGGAGTGGTGCCATCTTCGCCCCACATCGTCTGACCATTACCCGATTCAGGACGCAGCGAATTATCTTCCTGCACCTTGAACACGTTGTATGCTTTCGACACCACGTCCACGAGAGCCGTAGGCTCAAGACCGAGGTCGGGGTCTGCGATTACCTGAGCAACCGCCTTGTCGATGAACGTCCGCTTGAACTGCGCAATCGCTTCGTCACGTTCGCGCTTCAAAGTAGCCTTTTCGACTGCTGCTGCCTGGAGGTCCGTGTTGAACTTCTCACGCATTGCTTCAGTACGCTTGGCGACTTCCTTCTCAACGTCGTCCTTCGCCTGCAACTTACCATCGGCAACCTTCTGAGCGGTGTCCTTTAGGGCTCCCAACTCTTCAGTAAACTTGGCGGGGTCAAACTCATCGAGTGACTTAACGCCAGTTGCCGACAAAACCTTCGAAATAAGCCCTTCGGCTTTTTCCAGTCGCTTGGAGATTTCGATGTTATTGTCTCGAAACTCTTCCATCTTCTTCCGGGGGACGACGTTTACGCCGAACTTACCCTTGTTATCGCCTTCTGTTACCTCTTGCACCGCGTCGAGGAGATCAGCAGGTACTGCGTCTTTAGTGTCGTAATAAAAAATAGGCATGGCGATATCTCCGATATCGTTAGGTTCGGACCCCGAACCGTTGGGAGTTAACCTTAACAAGCGAGGTTAACAAAGAGACATATAGGAAAACCTCTTGTTTTGTCAAGGGGTACCCTATTCCGAGCGTCTAATTATGCTTTAGGCGCTGGTTTCTTCGCGGCAGGTTTTGCCGCTGGTTTCGGTTTAGGAGCAGCTTTTTGCTCCTTTATCTTATTGGCAGACTTAAGTTTTTCGACTTCAAGAGTATTTTCATGCTCCATTTGAGTCGTAATCTTAGTCTGATCGAATGTAAGTTCGGAAAGCTCGAACTGAGTATCCAATTGATCCTCAAGCTGCTCGCGCTGCTGGCGTGCCTGAGCATTTGCATAGCCTTCCGACTTCGCCTCAACGTCAGGCTGGTTCGGGAAGTTGTCCATGTTGGTCAGCATTTCAGTGAACTCTTCAACGGTCCACTCTTCAGGAATGAACTCAGCCGCCTGGAGCGACTCGTACACAGCCTGGATCGGCAGGATGCCTTCTTGATACAGCAGAGCGAGCGCGCGAAGTTCGCGGGCAGCGATTTGAAGTGCCTTGAAGTCCTGATTGATCTTGATCTTCATGTTAGAAGTGTTAATGCGCTGCCATTCGAAGTACCAGCGCAGTACTTTTTCAAGTCCAAGGGCCATCGATTCTGTGATGTTCAACAGGATCGACATTTCGTTTGCTTGTTTAATGCGATAGATATTGTCAGATTCAGCAGTGGCCTGGGGGCGAATACCCATGATTCGCCCGCCAAGCTGAGCAATGTGCTCTTCTTTTTCTGTCAAACTAGAGGCCAAGGTCGCAAGACCCTGCCCGTAGTATTCCAGAATGCCCGGTTTGGAATCGGGAGGAACTTCCCACACGACAGATGGGCCGACGTGATAGTCCGCACTCTCCTGGCCTGGAGCCGTGGGCACGTAGTACACGGGCAGAGCCGTGTAGAAGCGACCATGTTCAAGCTGGGCAGACGTGCGATAGTGGGCGAAGTTCAATACCACGATGTCAAGGATCGGGCTGCGTTGTACTTCGGGCGTTGGCGACAGCGGCCCCATGATAACCATAGGGATGAAATCAAACGGCTTGCCATTCCGTGTTGGGATGATTTCTGTGAAATCACGACCCACGAAAGATGGGTTACTTTCCGTGGAGTCTACTTGATACAACCGCTGCTTATAGACGCCGTTCTCTAATACGAGGACGCGATAACGTGCGGTGAGACTACCCGTTTGATAATAGCCGCCTGGAGGACTGACTGCTTGATCGCCATTGAGGATAGGCGTTTCGTCAGCAATTTCACGAAGTAGAACATAGCTTAGTTCCTCCCGTCCGTTAACCATTGAGGTTCGCCAAGACAAGATATTCTCGGCGATGTACTCTGTCATATACGGTTTTTCATCCCGCATATCGACTAGCACGCCAATACGCCCCACGGAGCAGATTTCGAGGGCGAGTTTCTTCGCAAACAGGTTAAAGTCCAACCCGTTAACGGTTACGTTTGCAAGGTTCTTGCGGTCTATCCCTTCGACCTTGACAGGGCGTCGGAAGATGGTTCCGACCATGCCCACGACGGTGCGCCCTACCATGTTAACGAAGCAGGCGCGAGACTTATAGACTTCAAAGCTGGTACCGTATTCAACGTCAAGAGCGGGCAGATACAACGCCCCCTTCTCTTTTACGCGGCGCTCACCGGCCATAGCGTCGCGGATACCGACCCAATCAGGGTGATGGTACTTGTAATCGACGTGCATATACGTCGCCAGTTCACCACGGGCGGATATAGCGTCAAGCGAGTTCTGGAATTTGTTAACCATTTATAAGGTTTACCATGTTGCTTAGGGTTAACATAGACTATGGTTAATGAAATGTCAAGAGTAAAAGGGCGGCACTGTGTACGATGCCGCCCTTTATCGTGGGTAGAAAGGAGCCAAACACCCCACGAATTACTTCTTGCGAGAAGACGAGATCGCTTCCGCAGGGGCTTCCTCAGCAGCCGACTGGTCCGTGATAGCGGCAGCAGCGGTTGGGTTAGCCTTCCAGCCAGTCAGTTCAAAGTCTGGCTTGTAATTCTTGTGTCCCTTGGACTCGAAGCGGGTAATGTTGAGAACGACAACCGGCGTTTCCGCGTAGAAGTCGTGCATCGCACCCTGCTCGATGACTTCCTTCATAAACGCACCGAAGGCGCGCGTAGCGGAAGGCGAAGACAACTGCAACTGGTACTGCTTACCAGAGGTCGGTTCCTTAAGAATGACCGTGTAGGTCAACTTCCAGCCTTCACGCTTCTGCGGGTCGGTGGAGTAAGGGCCGTGATCTTCGAGGG